TACTGGGCAATTTCAATGATCTGCTTACTGCTCAAACCCGCAGCACTAGCTTTTGTAACAGCTCCCATAGCTTCACGAAGACTGATGGCATTGTCAGTAGCTTCGGCAAATTTTTGAGCCATAGTACCGAGCGCAATACCACTAGCAGCACCTAATTGATTCATACCTTGAATCATTGTGGTAGTATTTGCTGCATTTTTTCGAGCATTAAAAGCAGCGGTAACAGCAAATAAGTTAGCAGCAACTGTTGCGTATATGCGAACCAATCCACCCAAGCCTTGCGCTTGGTTTGCAAAATCTCTGGCGCTTGCACCTGTGCCGCCCATACTTCCACGAGCACGTCCATATTCAGTGCCTTCACCTTGAGCTTGAAATTTAGCTCCAGCTGGCTTCAATGCCTTTTGAGCTAAATCTGCTGCTTTAGTGAGATTTTGATTTAATTGTTTTGCTTCTTCGTTGCGCTTTTTAAGGCTGCCACTGTCGTCGTTAACTGATAAGTTAACGTCTATTCTATTACCTGCCATAAATGCTCCTTGGCTAACCTATGGGTAGATTATTAATTTCTACCATTATATCACTATAGGGCTTTTGTGTCAAACCAAAAAATTTTTAACAATAAAAAACCCGCTAGGTTTTACTTAGCGGGTTCTTCTTTTGGCTTTTGTTTTCTAATTTCTTCAATTCTAACAGAATCAATAATATGTATAAGTTCTAAATAAAACTTTTTATCTTTGGCACTAATATCGTATGCATCAAATATTTCAAAGATACCATTAATATTTTTACCTAAATAAGTACCACCAACATATTCCCATTCATCACGCAGTATTCTGTATATGCTTAACGCCGTTTGAACTTCTAGTGCAAAATCATCAAATTCTACTGGAATTTCTTCTTCTATAGGCTCAGATTGCATTTGCTCACACATTTCAAAATATTGCTGCTTTGTCATACTAACAGCATTATTTTGCATATAATTAATTAACTGATTACGTGTATGTGTTAGTTGGTCTTCGAAAAGTTTCCCAAGTCGTTTACTCGTTCACTTATAAAACTATCAAACTCTGTAGAGTTTTTCATCAGCATTAAAGCATTTTCCTTGCTGTATGCAAGTTCATCTTCTTGATCAAATTGAGATACGTCTACTGGTACTAATAGATTAATGTATTTAAATTTTAATCCTGTCCAGCCTTTAATAGCTGCATCTACATATAGTTCTAAGAACAAGTCTTCGTTAAATTCTTCGTTAGTCTGACGACCTTTAAAGCTGGTTTTTGTAGACTTTTTACGCAAATTTATTAAACCGTCTCTACTTAGATAATTTAATTCAATGGTAAATCCAGGAAATCCTGGGTATTCTACTGAAACACTTTTACTTGGTACTAGTAGTGACTTTAGGCTAATTTCTTGTGCCATGTTTTTCCTGTTATAATTTCAAAAATTGGGTGCTGGTGATCAGGCCAGCACCCTGCTGTAAATTCACAGCTTAAGTGGTTGCATAGTATTCAATACTGATCTCATTAGCGCTATCAATATTGAAGTCAGTGCCTGTCCAACCTTGGCCGTTAAATGTGATAGTTGTAGAAATAACTTGCTCAGTGTTTACAGTTGGAATCTGTAACATAGCTGCGGGAAGTTTTAGATCTACGTGTGTACTATTAGTGCCGCCGCCCATTTGAATATTAATCGCATAACTTGGATTAATTTCTGTAGCCGCATTAGCTAGTAAACTACTTAACAATCCGCCAGTATTATTAGTACCGCTACGTAGATAGGCGGTTAGTGTACCGCTTATAGCGCGTGTACCGGTAAAGTAAGTGATGGGTAGGTTAACTACACCAAGATTAGCCGGTGTTAGATATGTTAAGTTATTGCTTAGGGTAATACTACCGCCAGTAATTGGTACTGTATAATCACTACCAGTAAAGTCATTAATTGTATCATTGACTTGTAGAGTAGTTAGCTTATTGGTAATATACTTAGCTAGAGGATTCTTAGCCTTTGCCTTGTCAGCTACATCTGGGCTGGTTGTAATATCAGCACCGGCAAAAGTAACTTCACCACTTACTGGCTGACCAGCAGTAATTGCTAGTTGACGAATTAAACTACCCTTACCTGCCCATTGAATAGCAGCAATGGCATCAATACCGAAATCGATAGTAGCTGTGTCAATAGCACAATTGTCTAAAACATAGGCTAGATCATCGAATACAATAATTAAACCAAAACTTTGTAGCTGGTGCTTATTGCTGTTACTAACTGTTAGTGTTGCTGGAGTGCCGTTAGCCCAGGCAGCATTTGCTTGACCAATAGCTGCTGTACCTGCGAAAGCGTTCCATAGGTATCCTTCTTCAGCAGTTACTTGTGAACCATCATTATATGGACGTAAATATGTTGAGAAGGTAAAGTCTAGAGGATCTAGAGCTGTATTAAAGCTGCGCTGACCACGAGCAGGTGTTGCACCGGCTTCATTTAGCGTAACTGTATCAATTGTAGTATTTTGGCTGAATGTCATGCCTTCTAAGACTTGAATCTCAAAAGTGTTGGTAATAGTAAAAGGATTTGTAGAATCCTTGTAGGCACCCGCACGAACACGGCCTTGGCTATCAACGTTGGTAGTAAAGAAGACTCTACTATTACGAATTAAATTAACTGCCATAGTTATTCCTTTTTAGTTACTAACCGTCAGCACAGCTACTAGATATTTATCTGTGTTAGTGCCTTGGTTAATTTAGTGCATATCGCACCTGTATATTTATTTCACCAACTCCATACGGAATTAATAATCCATCATCCGTCATAATAGATTGTACTAAGATTTCGGTTGTTTCTAAATTATTATCTTGGTCATAAACTAAGACTCTGTTTGCATCTATACAGGTTTCTATATCGTGCAACAGCGCTTCTAACAGCCCTTGAGGGTCTTCAGTATCCCTGACATAGGCTTTAATGCTTACATTTAAATATCCCCAAGCAAAGTCCGCAGGATGATATTCACGCAATTCAGTACCAGCACTTAAATAAATCGCTGGAAAGTCTTGGACTTCGTCCCAAAATTTTAGTCTTGGGTAGCAGTTTCCAAAAATATTAGTAGTAAATGGTGCTGTACCATCTATGGTTTTTAACTTTTCAGCGATTGCTTTTACAATACTTGATCTTCTACTCATACTAATACCGCCCTTAATCTATTTGTGACTACTTTAGCGGCAATTTCTCTAATTGATTTAGAAATCAACAGCTTAGGATCTCTTGATCTTGGATATTCCTGAGCACCACCCACACTAAAAGTTGCGTAAGGATTACGCATATAGTTATAAAATGCTGTAATCATACCATCTCTGCTAACGCTAAGTTTTTTAACTTCGGCGGAGCTAGCAAATCTGCCTGTTCTATAGTTTAAAATATCTTTACGACCGCCATCTCCCATATTCTGGGCAATAGTTTCCTGTAGCTGTAAATTTAACAAAGTTTGTAAACTTGTTAAATTAATCTGTCTAGGAGTATTTTGTGCTTGGCTAATTTTTATAGATATGGCTGTATTTGCTGGTAGTTTGTTCGGCTTACTTATTGATTGTTTCGGAGTTTTAGCAGATTTTTTAGTATGCTTTGGTAATTTTGATTTACCAGTTTTTATTGTATTAATTATACCTTCTTGAATATCTTCCATCATTGAGTTAGAAGATATCATATTTTGCATATATTTAGCAACTAAAGGTTTGCTGGCTAACAAAGCAATTTTTCTTTGTAGCTCTGTAAATATTGCTTTTTCTTGCTCTGAGAATTTTTGGTTTACATTGAAAGTGTGTAAGGTAACAACAACCGCTGTTTGTCCAAAAACTCTTTCGATTCCTTCAAAAACTTCAGGAGTAGTATTTTTAAAAGTATAATCTATATCTGCTTGTACGGCATATACTTTATTTAAAGCTTCTTCGGCGTACTTTTCAACATTAGTCATGCCTTGTATAGCGGCAAATTCTAATATTGCAGAAATCTTTTCGGCTAGTGGACTTGTTAAAAACTCTCCACCTTCGCCTTGTGTAGCAATATGTCCAATTTCAACATTGGTAACATATTTAGTTTTTGTATCAACTACTCTGCCTTTAGCATCTTTAACGGGCTCTTCAATAGCACGTTGACCAAAAACTGTAGATTGTAGTTTAGTATCTTTTGTTATATCACTTATAAATCGTTGTATAGCATCAAACGATTTTGCAGCTAGTAATTGTACGCCCGGACCGCCATCAATATACACTAAGTATGGTGTGCTGCCTGCAAAGTTCTGTCTTACACCAGGATCTTCTATGGATATAAAAGTTCTATTTTTGGGAACTTTTGCTTTTACAATACTGATAAAGCTATCGTAGATAGCTTTAAATTCTTTTTCGCTATACCCAGGATTATTAAGCTTTAAAGCCCTATAACCAATGTCTAATATATGTGGTCTGCGATTTAGCTGATCTCTAAAATCATTTGCTAAAAGTTTACGTATTTGCGGATCCAAATCATCGATAAGATCTTTTAGTGTAACTTTTATAGCCATTATGTATAATCCGCGGCATAAAGATCTAATATACGCTTAATGTGAGCTGGAAAATTAGTATTAGTAATATACTCTACTTGCATAGTATTAGGGCTTATGCTCTTGGTACTATGTATAGCACTATCACTACGTATATAGTAATAAATCAAGTCTAGTACCGCAATTTTTAAGTCATTGGGTACTACTTCATAGCCAGCAAAGTAGTCTACTTTATAGCCGTTAATCTTTTCTACAAATCCGCGAGGGTCTAAGCTAATAATTTGGTCGTCTTTTTGAACCCAGTCTTCAAACTTAGTTAGCTTAGTGTATGTTTGACCATAATTATCGCTGGTGCTAACAGCAATAATTGTTGTAACTGGTGTTTCTTTTAACAGTATTGTTTTAAAACCACCATCAAAAACTTCTGTTTTTGCCTCGTCATAGTAGTCTATGAATGTTCTACGGCAATAACTTTTTACTAAATCACTTACTTGTGGAATTAATGCTGTTAACTCAGCATCCTGGTTAGTACTACTGATGTTAGCATGAGTTTTATATTCTTGTAGCGTAACT